GTGACAGGCCTGACACGCTCCGTGGTAGCTTCCTTAACTTGGTAGTCCTGGACGAATACGGAACGATGAAGCCTGAGACCTGGGAGGAAATCCTACGACCCGCTCTAGCTGATCTACGCGCACCAGCAATCTTCATAGGCACACCGTGTGGACGTAACCACTTCTACGAGCTGTACAAGTATGCAGAGCTCTCAGGTGACGACGATTGGAAGTCGTACCACTTCACCAGCCACGCTAACCCGTTCATTCACAAGGACGAGATAGCAGCGGCTAAGAAGACTATGTCGTCCTTCGCCTTCAAACAGGAATTTGAGGCCAGCTTCTCAGCGCGAGAAAGCGAACACTTCAAGGAAGAGTGGCTGCTGTTTAATGACCATGAGCCGTCAGGCGGCGAGTACCACATCGCTGTTGACTTGGCAGGCTTTGAGGACGAGACTAGCCGCAGCAAGAAAAGCAGGCGAGATAACACAGCCATTGCCATCGTTAAAGTCGGTGAGTACGAAGATGACCACGGTCACTACACCTGGTGGGTTAGAGACATAATCGCAGGTAGGTGGAGCTTAGATGAGACGGCTAGGAAGCTGTTTTCTGTTGTCGCTGCCAGACAGCCTAGAGCATTTGGTATAGAGAAAGGCATTGCTAAGCAAGCTGTAGCATCCCCGCTGTCCGACATGATGCGCAGAAACAACAAGTTCTTCCGCATCGAAGAGCTAAGCCACGGCAACAAGAATAAAGTAGACCGTGTTCTCTGGGCACTAGAAGGTCGTTTTGAGAACGGACAGATACGTTTTAATAAAGGTGAGTGGAACACCCCCTGTATGGATGAGTTGTTTCAGTTCCCAGACAGACTAACAAGAGACGACATGATTGATGCGCTTAGCTATGTTGATCAACTCGCTCTGCAAACATATACTTCCGATTGGGAGTACGACGATTTTTCAGTTCTTGATCAGATAAGCGGATACTAATATGGCTATTGTAGATTTAAAAGAGAAGCGCTCCTCACCAGACGACAGCCTAGAATCCTGGGTTATGGATAAGGTGGACTCTTGGGACGAACACTACAACTCCAATTATAGAAACAAACACGACGAATACTACAGATTATTTAGGGGCATCTGGGCACAGGAAGACGCCACAAGAGGAACTGAACGGAGCCGAATTGTATCGCCGGCTATACAACAGGCAGTAGAGAGCAACGTAGCAGAGATCGAAGAGGCGGCGTTTGGTAGGGGTACCTTCTTTACCATCACTGACGACAAGAACGACCCCGACCAGGCAGACGTGATGCAGTTGCGTCAGATGATGCACGAGGACTTCGGAAAGCTGGGCACTAAGCAGCAGATAGCTGAGATCATCCTCAACGCGGCTATTTTTGGTACTGGCATAGGCGAGGTAGTCCTGGACACCATTACAGAGACTATACCAGATGAAGAGGTTACACCAGACGGTAAGAGCCGCATCATTGGCGTTAGAGAAGTAGAGAGAACCGTTACCAAGCTGATACCGGTAATGCCTAAGCACTTCCGTATCGACAGCGCTGCTACTAACCTGAACGACTCACTGGGATGCGCAATCGACCGCGATGTCCCTACCCATACGATAGAGATACTGCAAGAAAGGGGCATCTACCTGGACACCACTATTCTAACTGATGTCACAGATGTCGAGAGGATGCCAGACGTTGAGATAAGCGCACCCGCTAAAGGGCAGAGCAGGCTCACTAAGTACTTCGGCCTTGTGCCACGACACTTGTTAGAAAACGCTAAGATGCCGCCTAATTCTGAAGTCGTAGAGATTCTAAACGAAGACGACGAAGGCAGCTTCTACATTGAAGCCGTTGTTATTATAGCCGACGGCGGACAACTGCTTAAAGCTGAGCAGAACCCTAACATGATGGGCGACCGCAACGTGGTAGCTTTCCAGTGGGACAAGCTCCCTGGCATGTTCTGGGGACGCGGAGTCGTCGAAAAGGGTTACAACAGCCAGAAGGCCTTGGACGCAGAGATGCGGGCTAGGATTGATGCTCTCGGCCTTACAGTGCATCCTATGATGGGTGTTGACGCCTCGCGTATGCCTAGAGGTGCTAAGCCAACAATAGCCCCTGGTAAGATGATTCTTACTAACGGAAGCCCTAAGGAGGTGCTACATCCTTTCAAGTTCGGTGAAGTCTCACAGATCACCTTCCCACAAGCACAGTCCTTGATGACTATGGTGCAGAACGCCACAGGCGCTATCGACATCTCCCCTGGCAACATCAACGCCGACCAAGGCGCTGCAGCTATGTCCATGTCTAAGGGCAGTGTCCTGAAGCGCCACAAGCGTACACAGCTTAACTTCGAAGAAGCCTTCCTTGTACCCTTCATCTGCAAAGTAGCCTGGCGATACATGCAGTACGAGCCTGAGAAGTTCCCCGCAAAGGACTATAAGTTCATTGTGAAGGGCAACCTGGGTATCGTAGCTAGAGAATATGAGGTCGCACAGCTTGGTCAGATACTACAGACCGTCGGCGACGACTCACCCCTCAAACCAGCCCTGATAGAGGCCATCGTCGATCACATGAACGTATCTAATAAAGAAGAGATCATTGCTTTGATGAAGCAAGCTAATCAGCCTAATCCTGAGCAGCAACAGGCAAATGAAGAACTACGACAAGCTCAAATGGCATTCCAGGCTAGCCAGACCGCAGCACTTAACGGTCAGGCGGCTGAGAGCCAGGCAAGAGCTGAGAAGTACAACGCTGAGATGAGAGCCGTCCCAGTTAAGCTAGAAACCGAGCAGCTAAAAGTAGCGGCTATGATGGACGACGAAGACGACAAGAACTTCGACCGCCGTATGCAGATACTAGATAGGCAGCTCAAAGAACGATCTTTGGAGGTTAAACAGGAGAAAGCTGTGGCTAGGAAGCCGCAACAGCCTCAACAACCGCCAACAGCACCGGAGCTCCCCCGTTTTAAACCATTTAAATAGATAAGGTAATCCCCTATGAGTTATGGCATGATAGTATCAGGAACAGATTTACAGCGTCTTCAAGAGGAAGTTAACGCTGAGTTTTCTAGGTTAGCGAGAAGAATCAAAGACTTAGAAGATAAAGCAGTAAAACCAGACCCTAAGAAGCCTGGTAAGATCAAAGATATACTAGAAAAGGCTTGACATATAGACCCATACGTGTTATACTCACAAACTATTCTGTCCGGTACGGAGAAACAGATGATAGACGAGAAGCTAGAACAGTATTTCGATTCAATGAAATCTCTTTGGAACGATAAGAACTTCCAGATTCTAATTTCAGAACTAACCGAACAAATGGAATCTATTGATTCCGCAGAGAGAACGACCTCAGCAGAAGACCTGTTCTTCCGAAAGGGTCAAATCAACGTAATCAGAACTCTGCAGAACTTGTCAGACAACATTGACATGCTAGAAACTGATTACAAAAGGGAACAGGAACCACACCAGGACGCAGACGGAGATGTCTTCTTATGAGAAGACTCTTCGACTTCAAATGTACCGATGGACACGTCACCGAGCAATTCGTAGACGACAAAGTCGAAAAGAGTACATGCAGGCAGTGTGGTAAACCAGCATCCCGTATCATCAGCCCAGTACGCTCCAGTCTTGACCCCATTAGCGGTTCCTTTCCTAAGGCAACCAATAAGTGGGTTAAGAATAGAGAACAGCGGATGAAGATCGAACGTAAGGCTATAGATAACCACGGGGCTGATGCAGCCTGGGACGTGGCTAAGTAGCTTTCACTCCTCCATAATGACTTTGAGTCACGGAACCTTTATTATGTCAGCATCGATAATTGACACCCCAGTAGAAGACAAAGCAGACACGGCTGAGGCCCCTGCAACGTTAGCAGAAGCAGTATCGCCGGTTGAGGAGCCTCCTGAAAAGGGGGCACAACCTGAGCCAGGAGTAGACGACGTACCCGCTAAGTACAAAGGAAAAAGTATTCAGGACATCATTCAGATGCACCAGAATGCTGAGAGTTTAGCGGGTAGGCAGTCCTCAGAAGTTGGGGACTTGCGTAAGATCGTTGATGACTTCATTGTTACACAGTCTAACTCTACTAAAGAGATAACAACGGAAGAAGACCCAATTACCTTCCTAGATGACCCAGAAGCAGCAATGTCAAGGGCCATTGAGAATCACCCGAGTATACTTAGAGCTAACGAAATAGCCAAGAACGCTGACCAAACTATCGCCAACCAGGAAGCGCAAACACGCTTGTTGGAGGCACATCCAGACACGGCTGAAGTCATATCCGACGCTGAGTTTGTAAAATGGATACAGGGAAGTAAGTCACGTTCCAGGGCATTACGGGACGCTAACCAGACTAACAATGTCGAGTCTATGTCAGAGCTACTTAGTGAGTATAAAGACACTAAGCCAGGCTCTATCACAGACCTTAGTGCTATTGTCGATAAAGGGCAGCAGGCGCAACAGGCATCTACTGGAGCTATCTCAGGTAATTCGCAGGAGACTAAAAAGGTATTCCGACGTGCAGACTTAATAAAACTCAAAATGAATGACCCTGCTCGGTATTCACAGTTACAGCCTGAAATAATGGCGGCATACGCAGAGGACAGGGTTATCTAAATCATAACTTTGGAGAAGTCCAGTGGCAACATCAGTATTTCCCGCAACAGGCGGCATTGTAGATAACACGAGCGCGGCAGCGTTCATTCCTAAAATCTGGAGCGACGAAGTAATCGCTGCATACAAATCCAACCAGGTAATGGCGGCTAACGTCAGAACTATGGCCTTTTCTGGCAAGAAAGGCGATACCATCTATGTACCACAGCCAGTTCGAGGCACGGCAACTGCCAAAGCTGAGAACACTGCGGTTACAGTTCAAAATAACACTGACCCTAAACTGTCCATTGTTATTGATCAGCATTTTGAATACTCGCGCATGATTGAAGATATTACCGCAACACAGGCTCTAGAGTCTATGCGTCGATTCTTCACAGATGACGCCGGCTATGCGTTAGCAACTAACGTAGACAACGCGCTTCTTGCATTGGGTAAATCTGTTGGAGACGGTGACGCCTCTGATTGGGTTCACTCTGGCTCGTTCTATTCTAATGCTGGGACTTCTATCTCATTGATGGCAGACGATACTGTTGCTGCTGCCGATGATATTTCTGACCTCGTTATCCGTGGCATGTTGCAGAAGCAAGATGACGCTGACGTTCCTATGACCGAGAGGTTCTGGGTCATTCCACCAGTAGCTAAAAATGACATGCTTGGAATTGAGCGATTCAGCTCATCCGACTTTGTCAACAACAAGCCTGTTGGAACTGGTAGCATTGGCAACATCTATGGTTGCGAATTCTTTGTTTCCACTAACGTACCTGTAATCGAGACTGCCGCTGCTAACTCAGCCGGTGACGATGTTCGGGGTACTATTCTTGCTCATAAGGATTCCTTCATCCTGGTCGAGCAGGTAGGCGTTCGTTCACAGACTCAGTACAAGCAAGAATGGCTTGCCAACTTGTTTACTTCTGACCGTCTGTACGGTGTTAAAACCTATCGCCCCACTAGCGCGTTTGTTCTTGCGGTACACGGCACGTAGGAAGTAGTTGTATAAGCAATACTGCTGGCGGAGTTCTTAGGGGCTCCGCCAGCTTTACTTATTATTATTGACCGGATACAACTATGAGTAATTATAGCAAGACAACTAATTTTGCATCAAAGGATGCACTACTGTCCGGCAACCCGTCTAAGGTTGTAAACGGAACAGAACTCAACACAGAATTTGACGACATATCAACTGCTATTGCTACTAAGATTGAAGGAGCTTCTCCTACATTCACAGGCTCAGTAACAACAGCAACTCTGGCTACTACAATAGACGATGCGAATAACGCAGCCGTCATAACCCCCTTTACCCTAACACATACAACTTCAGGAACACCTGGAGCGGGCATTGGCGTGGGTCTAAACTTCGTAGCAGAGACCGCAGCATCCAACAATGAGATTGGGGCTAGCATACGAGCAGTAACCACAGACGTAGGAGCAGGAGTCGAAGACTTCGCCCTGGCCTTCAACGTAATGACAAATGGCGCTACAGCCGCCGAGGTAGCCCGCTTTAATTCAGCGGGTCTAACCGGAAACGTCATCGGAAATGTCACCGGAAACGTCACCGGAAACGTCACCGGAAACGTCACCGGCAACCTAAACGGATTGGTTTATCCATCTTCTGATGGTTCTCCTTCCACTGTCCTGGCTACGAATGGGGCAGGTACTCTGGACTTTATTTCAGTTTCCGGTGCTTATGACCTTGCAACACAGGCAGAAGCAGAAGCCGGAACCGTAACAACAGGCAAGATTTTCTCACCCCTGCGTGTAAAACAGGCCATTGACGCATTAGCCGAAACTACTGGTGCTGATATAGCCTCGGCAACGGCTACCGACCTCACTGCTGCTACGGGTAACGTAGTAGTCATTACCGGCACAGCGACAGCTACAAGCCTCACAATGAATGCGGGTCAGCAGATGATACTGCTGCCTTCTGCTGCGTGGCCTCTGACTTATCACGCAACGACAATGAACATCAATGGTGGCGTGAGTTATACCTGTGCTGCTGGCGATAGGATTTATGCGGTCAAAGATTTAGCTGGTGTTATCCGAGTATCAGTATTTAAGCAGGATGGTACTGCGGTGGTTGTTGGATCAGTTGCAGTTGGTAGCATCACTGGCCTTGCAACAGGCGTTGCCACCTTCCTTGCAACATCTTCTTCAGCCAACCTTGCCAGTGCTGTTACAGATGAAACCGGATCAGGTGCATTAGCTTTTGCTACAAGTCCTACGCTAGTAACCCCAGTTCTTGGTACGCCATCAAGTGGCACAGCTACTAACCTGACAGGACTTCCGTTGACTACGGGAGTTACAGGAACTCTCCCCATTGCCAACGGTGGAACAAACTCCACTTCCACCACTTATTGCAGTCTTACAGCCAATGTTTCAGGCGTATTACCGTTTGCCAACGGCGGCTCAGGAGCTATTACACCCCTGAGAAAAGGTGTTGGGTATACGGCTGTTAATCGGGATTACATTATTGCTACGGCTGGGAGTATCACCATTACTCTGCCTAGCTCACCAACTGCGGGGGATACGGTAACAATCAAGGATGGAACCGGAGCGGCGGCAACTACTGCATTCACAGTTGGTCGAGCTGGTTCAAAGATAGCCAGTTCTTCTACTGACCTGACTTTTGATAAGAACTGGGCAGAGGTTGTAATGACCTACATCGACGGGACAATCGGCTGGAGCGTTTAGATGAGTAACCTCTCTGATCTGATTCCTGCAGGAGGGGGTCAGAACAATACGGACTTTGTGGCTGACGGGGGGATAGCCTCCGGTAAGCCTGTCATCCTGACGGCGGCGGGTAAGGCTGCGGAGATTGTAGGAACCGCTGCCGCTTTGGGAACTGAAGGCGCTGCCCCCGGAAGTGCAAGAAGTGGATGGGAGGCGGGAGCGTGTTACCACGCGTCTGAGGGAGTAGTAGTAGTTTCATTTAACAATGCGTGGTCATATTATCCTTCATGTGCCGTTGCAACAACCTCCGGTACGACAGTCACGTTAAGTACTCCACTGGTATTAAAATCAAGTGGCGCCTCTCTAAATGTCTGTGAGTATGACAGCACTCAAGACAGGGTTGTTTTTCACTATATAACAACTGGCGCCACAGCGTATGGCTATGTAGTAGCAGCTTCTCTTAGTGGTACTACGTTTACTCTAGGGACAGAACTAGCGACTTTTAGTGGCGATGATCACGGAACCGGGGCTATGGCTAATTTAGCGCCTTCTAAAATGATTATAGTGAATGGATTTACGAATTCAGTGATTACAGTATCCAAAGCACAAGTAGTGAGTGTTTCTGCGAGTGTTGTAACGCTGGGTACTGCAGTGCAAATAAATCCCGCTACTTGTTACCAGCCTCGTGTAGCAAGCGGGAAGGTCGATGAGTTTCTTTGCCAGCTTGGACAAGCTGTTGTTACTACGATGGAATTTGTCGCTGGCACTGTGAGCGGTACTACGATTACGGCAGGGGTAATTACTCAACTAACGGGAGGTACGTCTTATCATAATGATTTAGCCAGTGGATATTGGAATGGTCATACTTCACCCGAATCGACATATATGATGGCGTATCATCCACCCGGAGCGGCTGCGGACAGTCAGGTTGCCAGAATAGTTACAGTATCAGGAACGACTCTTACACTTAATGCAACCACAGCTATTGAGGATGTAAGTGGTAATACACCTGCAATGGGGTGGGGAAACAGTGCCACTCAGGCACTTTATTTTTTTAGGGATGGTGGCAGTGGGTGGGTTACTGAGCTTACTTATTCAGGGACTACAGTTACGAAAGGAGCAACGACTGAAGTAGGTGCGGGTAGATATAGCAATAATTCTATTGTATGGGATCAAACCTCTAATAAAGCTGTTCTTTTTTATTCGAATGCGTCTGACAGTGATTATGCAACCGCAAACTGTTTTACCCCCGGTAGTACAAACCTCACCGCATCCAATCTCTTGGGCATAGCTTCAGGAGCTATTCTGGATACTGCTACCGGAACGATCAATACATGGGGTAGTCGTAACGAAGTTCAAACTGGCCTTACGATTGCCTCGGACTATTACGCGCAGACCGATGGAACGATAACCACATCCGATGGTGGACAGCTACTCGGCAAAGCTCTCTCGGCAACCCAGATTAACATCAAGGATTATACAGGATGACGAGTCTTAGCGATCTTTTTCCTGCGGGCGCGGGTAAACAAGTTAGCTTTGTTGCCGACGGTTCTATTAGTGCGGCGGGTAAGCCTGTGATCCTGAATAGCGCGGGTACGGTTACTCCGGTAAGTGGCTCGTCTGACGCTCTAGGATCAGCCGTGGCATTCACCGCGACTACTGTATACCCGAATTATATAAATTCTTCTTACGATAGCAACGCTGCCAAAGTAGTTGTTTTTTATAAGGGAACCAGTTCTTATTTGAGTGCAGCGGTAGCTACGGTGTCTGGTACTTCCATTTCTTTTGGGACTGTAGTTGTTGCGAACAGTACGGCATCAGAGTGGATTTCTAGCAGTTATGACTCAACAGCACAGAAAATCGTTGTAAGTTGGGATGAGAGTGGGGTAGGGAAAGCAATGGTTGGCACGGTCAGTGGTACGTCCATCGGCTTTGGAACAGAAGTAACTTTTAAGGCCAGCGGCGCAGGCCATACAAACTGCGTCTATGATGCAAACGCTAATAGAACAGTGATTGCTTACAAAGATGGTGGTGATTCAAATTACGGAAAAGCAATAGTCGGCACAGTTAGCGGAACAGATATTAGCTTTGGAACAGAGGTTACTTATGATTCTGTTTTTTCTCAATACCCAAATCAGGTTTATGATGCTAATGCCCAGAAAATATCAATCGTGTACCAGAACGCGACCTTGGGTGACGGAAAGGCGGTTGTAGGGACTGTCAGCGGTACGACTATAAGTTTTGGTACGATTATCACGTTTACGACAGATGATCTAGAGAACCACGTTGGAGCCTATGATTCTGCTGCTCAAAAAGTTGTGTATTCTTTTAGGGATTTAGGCAATTCAAGTGCAGGTACTACTGTTGTCGGGACAATATCTGGTACAGACATTTCTTTTGGTACGGAAGTGGTTTTTACCTCTAATAGTGTCACTAAAGTATCTACTTGTTTTCAAGTGTCCGGCGGAACAGTAGCTGTCATTTATGAGGATTCTTCGGATAGTGACAAAGGAAAGGTAATTGGAGGAACCGTTTCTGGTACAAGCATTAGCTTCGGTAGTAACACTACCTATAATACCGGTGGGATGTACGGGGGTAATTTTGTCACTTACGATTCGGGGCAGGCCAAAAATGTTATTTCTTACGGAACAGCCGCTGCTACTTATCAAGGGTTTGGAATTGTAAACTTCGTAGGCAGCACCAACCTCACCGCTGCTGCTCTTCTAGGCATTTCCGATGCGGCTATCTCCGACACAGCCAGTGGCAACATAACCGTCAAGGGCGGTATTGCGGTCAATGGTCTAACGAGCCTGACTCCGGGGACTGATTATTACGCGCAGACGGATGGAACCATAAGCACCGTCACTACCAGCCCTGCGGTCAAGTTAGGCCGCGCATTGTCGGCTACCTCAATCGATCTGGCGTATCAGTCATGAGCAATTTATCTGATCTGCTCCCAGCGGGAGCCTCGGCAAAGAGCATAACCGCTACCGACAGCGGATCGGGGATTGCTATAAATAAGCCGGTGATCTTGGAAACTGCGGGTACGGTTACTCAGGTAGCGGAAACCACTGTTGTAGCGGCGCTTGGTAGTAGTGCGGAGTTTGTGGCGCTTAGGGTTTATGACGTATGTGCGGCTTATGATACGGTTAATGATAAATTTGTTATTGTTTACAGGAAGGCAACCGCTCTAACGTGGAACGCTGTTGTGGCTACAGTTTCGGGTACGACCATATCTTATGGGACTCCGGTTGAGATAAATGCCACAGCAGGGGATGGAGCAGCGATAGCTTACGATGTTAGTGCTGGAAAGATGGTGGTAGTGTTTCACGATAGCGTTGGCGCTAACTATGGCAGGAGCGCGGTAGGCACTATATCGGGAACTGACATATCGTTTGCAACAATCGTGGTGTTTACCTCAACGGCTATATCCAGTATAGGCGGTCTTGTCTATGACGCAAACGCCCAGAAAGTAGTAGTGCTTTATAGAAATGACTGGCCTTATACGGGCTATTCACAGGTCGGTACTATATCTGGGACGCTATCTTGGGGTGCGGTAGCCACTCTTTCAAGCAATAGCGTAACCGTGTACGACCACTCATTAACTTACGACAGTACGGCTAATAAGGTCGTTACCTCTTATAGGGATAATGATACAAGTGACTATGGTTATTCAAATGTAGGCACTGTATCAGGGACAACCATATCGTTTGGAACTCCTGTGGTCTTTGAAAGCGCCATAACATCTTCAGCAGTTTGTTCTTATGACCCAAACCAAGATAAAACTGTTATTGCCTACCGTGATCACGGTGACAGCAATGACGGTAAAGGAATAGTGGGTACTGTTTCTGGGACTTCCATATCCTTTGGCACTGCCGCTACTTTCAGCACTGGAGTAGCAGAATCAATAGATGCCACCTATGACTTGACAGCCAGCAAAACTGTTATTGTTTTTAGAGATACGCTTCCCGCAACACCTATCTCTTATATGACTTCCGCCAGCCTTTCGGGAACAACTTTAACTTTTGATTCCAATCTCTCAATGGCAAAAGATACGAGTCAAAACTCTTGTACCTATGACCCAGATAACGGCAAAGTTCTCGTGGCCTATCTTGATGACTCAGACGATGGAAGTGGTGAAACTGGTGATGCGTCAATGTTTACCACGGGAGCGGATATAACAAACCTCACCGCATCCAATTTCCTTGGTATCGCAGACGAAGCCATTTCCGCTTCTGCATCAGGTGTTATTGTGGTGCAGGGTGGAACGAAAACAGGATTAGGAAATGCTTCAGAAAGTGCTAATGCGGGTACTCCCGTACAGTTTGAATCCGGCAATATCACTTACAATGCCTCTGTTTTCGACTCAAATGCTAATAAGATTGTAGCGTTTTATGATGACACCGCAAATTCTAACTATGGTACGGCTGCTGTTGGGACAGTAAGTGGCATGACAAGCACTTGGGGAACCCCCGTTGTGTTTAATAGTGCCAATTCAAGTTATATAGCAGCAGCTTTTGACTCAGATGCTAATAAGACTGTAACTGTCTATAGAGATGCGGGTAATTCCTATTACGGGACAGCTATTGTAGGTACGGTTAGTGGGACTAGCATATCATTTGGTACGGAGGCTGATTTTAATGCTGCCTCTACCACCAACATAGGGATTGGTTTTGATTCAACTGCAAACAAGGTAGTAGTGGCATTCAGGGATGACGGTAATTCAGACTACGGAACCGCAGTTGTGGGGACAGTAAGTGGAACAGGTATTTCTTTCGGTGCGGAGGCCACTTTCCAAACTAACCAGACAAGCCTCCACCACGTAGTTTATGACCCTGATGAAAATAAAACGGTTCTCGCATATAAACACGTTGGTAATTCAGACTATGGAACTTCCAATGTCTGTACGGTAACTGGGACAAGTATTTCAATCGGTGCTGATGTTATTTTTAAAGGTGCCGGCGCCGATCCGGGTGGGGCTGTTTACGATACAGCCGCTAATAAAGTAGTAATTGCCTATGGAATCAGTGGTGCAGCAAACGCTATAGTCGGGACGGTTAGCGGAACCAGCATATCGTATGGTGCAGAAGCAGAGATGGTAGGTACCAGTACATCCGTGAAATCGGCTGCATTTGATTCTTCCTCCAATAAAACCATAGTGACGTTCGTTGAAGCAGTAACTACGTTTGATGGCTGGGCTATTGCAGGAACAGTATCAGGAACAAGCATATCGTTTGCTACATCTCTTAATTTTACTGACCCTAATAATGCCAATAACATCGCCACTGCTTATGACTCAAACGCAGACAGAACAGTTTTTACTTATAAAGATGCCGCCACATCGGACGGTCAGGCGGTTATCTATACCCCTACAACATCTTTCGTTACAGCCTCAAGTTATTACGTTCAGGCTGATGGAACCTTTGCCACTTCAGCAGGGACACCATCAGTTAAAGCAGGATTAGCAATTTCAACAACAGCACTTCTTTTAAACGGAGATTCATAATGAGTAAAGCAATAGTTTTTAATGGGGACAACCGATGTCCGTATGTGCTGGATGACAGCGTAACAGTTACGCCAGCAGCAGACAGGATTCAGGTGCGGGATAACGGGGGTCACGATTTCGATATTGGTGATATGAACTCGTCCAATGCAACCGTCCATGAAGGGGCAACGGCTCCTGCCGATTGGAGGGGTAATCGTTATAACTTCGATGGCACAACGTGGACAGAGGTTGATGGCTGGGTCGATCCCACACAAGCCGAAATCGAGAGGCTGGAAGCGCGAATAGAAGAACTGCAAGCCACTCTCTAATTTTATCCATAACTTGCAAGGATAATTAAGATGAACGACACAGTAACAAAGATGATGTTGGGCATCTTCACTGCTGCTCTGTGTGGTTTGATAGCGGCTACCCAAAGTATCTCCACAGACATAGCAGTCAACACAGCTCTACT